GTGACATAGTTGCAAAAAATGTTACATATGTTAGTATGAGAAAACAATGGAGATTACACGAATGATTTTTACAGCATGCCCACCAATATACCATTTGCCTGGCACATGGGATGATCCAGAAAAAATTGCTAAGTGCATGGACACACTTATACCACATGCAAACTTAGGACAAGGTGCAGCATTTGCTGTTTTTCTTGGTCTTATTGCTTTTGGTCTAGTAGCATATGGAATATACATGACTTTTGGTGCAGGTGGAAAAGGATTGAAAGATGAAATTAGAGAACATGCTAAAATGCATGAGATGGGGATCGCACATGGTCATGATGGTAGACACCCTGTGCTAACACAAAGAGCACAAGAACAAGATTATCCACATCATAAACATGATAAGTAATTAAATGAGTGACTTTATATGGGTTGAAAAATACAGACCCACTACAATTGACGAATGTATCTTACCAGAAAGAATTAAACAAACCTTTCAAGAATTTGTAAAGAAAGGTGAGATACCAAATATGTTATTGTCAGGTCCACCTGGCATTGGTAAAACCACAGTTGCTAAAGCATTGTGTCATCAAATAGGAGCAGATTACTATGTCATTAATGGATCGGATGAAGGACGTTTTCTTGACACTGTTCGGAACAACGCAAAAAACTTCGCATCTACAGTCTCTCTTACGAGTGACTCGAAACATAAAGTCATCATCATTGATGAAGCAGACAATACCACTTCCGACGTACAACTCCTCCTTAGAGCGTCTATTGAGGAGTTCTCACGCAACTGCAGATTTATCTTTACCTGCAATTACAAAAACAAAATCATCGAACCCCTCCATAGTCGGTGCAGTGTGGTTGACTTTAATATTAATAAAAGAGACAAACCGACTATTGCTGCCGAATTCTTCAAAAGAATAAATCATATTCTAGAAGAGGAAAAGATAGAAGCAGATAAAAAAGTTTTAGCAGAACTAATTAATAAACATTTTCCTGATTGGAGAAGAGTATTAAATGAATTACAAAGATACTCTGTTAGTGGTAAAATAGATAGTGGCATTCTTGCTGCCTTTTCAGATGTTGCTGTAAATGATCTCATTAAAAATCTCAAAACAAAAAACTTTCCAGAAGTTCGTAAGTGGGTTGTTTCCAACATGGACAACGAAACTTCTGTGTTACTGCGTCGTATTTACGATAGCTTATATGATTCCTTGGTCAATAGCAGTATACCTGCTGCTGTCCTTATTATTGCAAAATATCAGTTTCAGATTGCGTTCGTCGCAGATCAAGAAATTAATCTTCTGGCGGCGTTAACTGAAATCATGGTAGAATGTGAATTCAAGTGAAAAAGAAAGCACCATTTAAATTAAATTGTTTTGGTTTTCTTGGAATAGTTTTATTAATGGGTGGTGTTTTATCAGGTTTTGTGTTATACTATAATATGGTAGGTATTTTAAAATGACTGTTAAATTAATTCGTATGTGGTCTGGTGAAGATGTAATCGCCGATGTCATTGAAGAGAATGAGTACACAATTACAATGGAGAATCCAATTGTTGCTGTTCCTTCAAATCAACAAGGACAAATTGCTTTTGCTCCTTGGTCTCCTTTACATGCTAAAGAAAAGATATCAATTACTGAAAAGTATGTTGTTTATATTGGAGAACCTCAACCAGAAATTATTGAGGAATATAATACAATGTTCAATAAGATATCGACTCCTACAAAAAAACTAATTATGTGATTATGACTAAATCTTTTACAAAACTAAAACATCAAGTGAAATCAAGTAGGTATTACATCTTCTGGGGTGCAGCAACTATTGCAGTAATGGCAGGTCAAATTTATGTTGGTAATGGATATCGTAAGATGTCAGAATCTGTAAAAGATCTTACTGAGATGCTCACTATAAAAATGGAATGGGAAATCTTGGAAGAAAGAGATAATCCTTACGGAATTATGCCATTAAATAATGTCAATTAAATCTCTTAAGACTCCATTAAGATATCCTGGCGGTAAATCAAAAGCAATCAAAACTTTATCACAATGGTATCCTAAAGTAATATCAGAGTATCGTGAACCGTTTATAGGTGGTGGTTCAATTGCGATTGATATCACAAAATCAAATCCCGATATATCAGTCTGGATAAATGATTTGTATATTCCTTTGTACAATTTTTGGGTACAATTGAGAGATCGTGGTGAACAATTATCAGAAAGAGTTCGTGAAGAAAAACAAAATACTCTTGATGAAGGAGACAGAGATAAAGTAACTGCAAAGGCAAAAGAATTATTTAATAAGTACAAAGCAGAGATTGATACTTATGATGATTTTGAAAAGGCAGTAGCATTTTTTATAATGAATAAATGTAGTTATTCTGGTTTAACAGAAAATAGTACATTTTCACAAACAGCATCCAATTCAAATTTTTCACTAGTCGGTGCAGATAAATTAAAAGAGTTTTCAAAGTTAATACAACATTGGAAAATTACTAACCTTGATTATTCAAAGGTTATGAGTGCAGATGGTTCTGATGGTACATTTGTATTTCTTGATCCTCCATATGATATTAAAGATTTTTTATATGGTAAGAATCGTGAAATGCATAAATCATTTGACCATAATTTATTTGCAGAAAATGTTTATAAATGTAAACATAATTTTATGATTACATATAATGATAATATTCGTTTGATGCAACTATATGCACCATATGAGTTACACTTATGGAATCTTAGATATTCTATGGTGCATCGTGGAGATAAAGGTACTGAGGATAATGTTAAACAGGAATTGTTAATTACTAACTATAATATAAATCCTGTAACACCTATAGAACAATTGCTCGCATGAAAAAGATTTGGAGAATATGGGCAAAGGCACTTGGAGACAAGTCTGGTAAAAATGACAAAGAAGCAGATTTTGTTGCTATGATCAGAACTTTTATTTTTCTCCAACTTATAATTACAAACTGTTTTATTGTTGGTGGTAACATAAGACATTGGAACGATCATCATATACCACCCTCTTATACTATTAATAATGACTGAACTTAAAGATTGGTTAAACTCCATAAACCAAACTAAAAAGAACTTAATTGACGAAGATCCTAGTATTGAAAAGGAATATCCTCCTTACATAATTAACCGATGTTTCTCTGGTCATCTTGATGCAATTATGTTTGCAAATGAAATGAATATGAATCATTTTTTACCAAAGAAGATGCAATATGACTTTTTTATAAATATCCTCAGAACTAAGAAGAGATTCTCTCCTTGGCTCCGCAAAGATACGATTAAAGATATTGATTATGTAAAACGTTACTATGACTATAGTAACGAAAAGGCAAAGCAAGCATTAACAGTTTTAACAAAAGAACAACTTGCTTTCATTAAATCGAAGTTTGAAACTGGAGGAACAAAATGAGTGTGGTGCAAGTCCCTGAGATAAAATGGGCACCTGAGAAAATGGTCGAGGTGGTTCTTGGTGAACCAGATGATTTTCTTAAAGTTAGAGAAACTCTCACAAGAATTGGGGTAGCGTCCCGAAAAGAAAAAAAGATATATCAATCATGTCATATACTGCATAAGCAGGGGAGGTATTACCTTGTCCACTTCAAAGAGTTATTTGCCCTTGATGGCAAACACGCTAATCTTACTATTAATGATGTTCAGCGTCGGAATCGTATTGCTCAGCTTCTTGCTGATTGGGGTCTCATAAGTATTGTAAACGTTGAAACAATACAAGATATTGCACCTTTGAATCAAATCAAAGTATTAGCATATAAAGACAAAGGTGACTGGATACTAGAAACAAAGTATAATATAGGTAGTAAGAAGAAAAAAGTTGAGGAGGAATAACCTACTTTTTAATATCTTACATTCAAATTTTAAGAGGTCAACATGAATGGTAGACTTAACAAAGTTGCTATGACTGCTAAACTCATGCAACTTAAGAACGAATTAGAATATAAATGTAGAATAGGAGAATTGGGTGAATGGGAATGTGTAGGTGCTAATAAGTACCTTGATCGTTCTTTAGATATATTAGATGAATATTGGGAATGAAAGTTTTTATTTTTGATGTAGACGGAACACTAACACCAAGTCGTAAACAAATTGACTCGGCATTCTTTGCAGAGTTTCTTATATTTTGTTGTAAGTTTGATGTCTATCTTGTAACTGGAAGTGATAGAGATAAAACTGTTGAGCAAGTTGGATTAGATATCTACAATAGATGTAAGAGAGTATTTAATTGTTCTGGTGCAGACATCTATGATGGTAATAATAGTGTTTATAGATCTGACTGGAAACCATCTGATGAACTAATTTCCTTTCTTAATGATGAATTAGATCATAGTACATTTCCAATAAGAACAGGTAATCACATTGAACACAGACCTGGTGGAATAAATTTTAGTATTCTTGGTAGAGGTAAAGATAATATGAAAGGTAGAGATGAATATGTGAAATGGGATAGAAATACTGCTGAAAGAATTACAATTGCAGATCGAATTAAAAATCAGTTTCCTAATTTAAATGTGCAGATAGGAGGACAGACTGGACTTGATATATCTGATAGTGATAAAAGTCAAATCATAAAATATTTTAGTTTTGATGATGAAATACATTTCTTTGGTGATATGATGGAAGAGGGACAGAATGATTATCCTTTAGCAAAAGCAGTACAA